TCACACGATTATTCTAAGATTTATTTTGAAATGTCCGACATGTCCGATTTGTGATAGGCAAAATGTCAGTCCCCCCTGTTAGGCTTATAGTATAACAAATTAAATAAAGAATTAGAGCGTGAGCCTAGCAAATAATCCCAAAAGGGTGAGCCTAGCAAATAACCGCTCTCCAAGAAAGTATCTTAGAAAGGATAACTTAAAATGAATAAATTAAATGACATCTATACCGAACTTTTGTTCGAATATAATCATGGCGGTATCAAGTCCGATACTGTTAGCCGTCTTAGACTTACTAAGTCTGAGCGTGTAGGTCTGATGACCTTAATCATGGCGGAAACGCCACGCTGCTCTGAGGAGTGTGAGGTATCTCACGCCACGCTCTAAGCGTGTCGTGTTGATATTGTCGGTCAGTAATGATAGTCTTACCTTAATGAACAACCTAACGAAAGAAGGACAGAAAATGGATAAACTAAACGAGGCACTAGAGGCCTTACAACAAGCAAACAGAGTGTTTGCTGAAATGTTCGACATAGATGAGAGCGAGGCTAACTAATGTTATTTTTTGATTGGGTAGAGGATTATCCTCATATTGTTTTGCCTATCGTGTTAGGCACGATAACTCTAATTGCTATTGTCGGCGCTATTGTTAGTGGAGGTAATAACTAATGAAACTAACCTACTCAATTTGGCAAGGCTCTTTACAAAAAGGCACACTAACCGCTAAGAGCATTAAAGAAATTATCGCTCTAGTTAATGAATTAAACGAGGCAAACCCTCCGCTAAAATTCGAATACCTAATACATAAGATAGAGCAGGTGAATAACTAATGATGACTAAATGGGACACTATTCAAGCGGACATAGCAGACGCTTATGCCTACTTAGATGAGGCCGAAAAGTTAGACAAACATAACGAGGAAAGTCTATTTGATGAGGACATGATTAGCATGGACGAGGTAATCGAAAAAGGCTTAACACTAGATTGGGAGGAATACGAATAATGAACTTAGAATTATTTATAGATAGCGAATACTTTTCGCTATATATTAACGGGCTATGGCCTAATGGTGTCGGTATAGATATTCCAACATGGCTACTAGTTGGCTCTATTGCTTTTGTTTATTCTATCGTATTACTTAGGAGAGATAAATGAAATCACAATTTGAAAAGGATTTAGAATTAAAGGAAAGTTTCTGCCAGATGTTAGATGAGATTTATCCTACTTATAAAATCGGAGTATCAACATTCACCGCCAGCGAAATCTTAGAGTGTTGCGATCCGATTGCGTTCTCTATTGGTTTAATTGAGCATGAGGAATATATGCGTGAGGAAGGTCACATAGACTAAACGGCGTGTCGCCTTGACAAAAGGCGGAAGCGCCCACAAAAGCTGTGGGGGCAAAATGTGATTTAAGACACATTAAAAAAAAGCCCTGAAATCTGTGGATAACTTTCGGGCGTGTCGTGGCGTGTCGGGCGTGTCGTCCACAGGCTAAATGTGATTAAGAACACATAAGTTGAGCGTCTCAAAATATGGGATTACTCACAAGTAATATGCAAATTGTCGGTGGGTTAGAGTATAATATCGGCATATAACAAAACGAAAGGAAGTGGCTAACAATGGCTAACTTATACACAATACAAGATTTACTAATTGGTAAAATCTATAACTCAAAAACTCTGCGTGGAGAAATTATCTCAGCAGATAAATCAGATATTTTTTATGAAAATGCTGAAGGATATTTGGTTCAGGTTAAATCTGATACTGGTAAATATACTTACCGAAATATAGCGGTTAAGGTAGGTGAGTAAATGGGATACATAGAAATATTTCGCTTAGATGATGAGGGTGCTGGCTGGGTAGATTTATCCGAAGCCACCCCTGATGAATTACTAGATTTAGAAATCGGGTTATTTAATGAGGGTGCGCTTTAGGGCGTGTCCTTCCCACTTTGTCGGTGGCTTAGGCTATAATTACATTAACAACAACGAAAGGAAAACTATAAATGGGAAATCTAGCAGAAATAATCGGGGTCGCTTGCGATGAGTGTGGCGGTGCTGGCTTCATATTTTGGGGCGATGAAAAAAACTATGATGTGGAAAGTTGCGATTGTGTTAAAGATGTGTGGGGTATCTAATGTATAGACTAGATACTTACTATGACGGCAAATTAGAATACACATACCAATTTGCTGACGCATTACAAGCGTTTGAAGCGTTTGCGAAATGTTATGATGTCGGCTTTGCTGATGAATTAGCAACATATAATTTATCTATGCCTAATGGCAAAATGTATACTAAAAACTTTAATCGGATTGGATTGGTGTCGCAGAAATGATGACCCGTAAAGATTATATTGCTACTGCTGAAATTATGAAATATATTTCAGATAAAACTCACCCTGCTTTATTTTCTAAAGTAATTGTGGATTTTGCTTTAATGTTTGCTAAAGATAATCCTAAATTTGACGCAAACAAATTTTATGAAGCAAGCGGTTATCATGTTCCCCAATTTAATTCTAGATAAAGTAAAACGAATACAAGAGTTGCGCCGTAGTAATGCGGCGCAACCTATTCGCAATAAAAAAAAATACACACGCAAAATTAAATATAAAAAATCTGATTTAATATAATTTCGGGCGTGTCGCAGCTTACAACGCAGTCGGGCGTGTCGGCGCCCCCAGGGCTGCGGGGTCGGGCGTGTCGTTAAGAGTGTGACTAAAAACACCCTGAAAAACTGGGTGTTTTCAAATAAATGTCAGCCGTATTAGGTATAATATCAATTCACCCAACGAAAGGTAAACTAATGGACGAATTTGATTTTGATTTAGATTGTAGCGTTGTCTATGATCGGGATTTAGCTCAAGATTGGGCTATGTCAAGAATGGCCGATGCAGAAATGGGGGATTTGTAATGTCGGTTCCCGCTGCTATAATTGCTCCCATGTTAAAAAGATCTAATGATCGCAAGGTTACTAATCTTGTATCTAAAAATGGCAAGACTTCTGCCATTGCTAATACTTTCGGCCTGCCTGCGGGAAAGGAATTCTCATGCCCTGGCGCTACTAGCATATGCGAAAGCGTATGTTATGCGGGTAAATTAGAAAAAGTATATAAGGGCGTTAGAGACGTGCTCATTCACAATTGGAATTTACTTAAGGACGCCGACGAGCCTACTATGGTGGATTTATTAGAAAATATGATTAATGATTTTAGAAAAGATTGTGAAAAGAAAAATGCTAAATTATTGTTCCGTATCCACTGGGATGGCGATTTTTTTAATGATACTTATGCACGTGCATGGCAATACGTTATTTTAACTAATACCGATATTCAATTCTGGGTGTATACACGAGTTAAGTCTGCTGCTCTTATCTTAGACGGTATCGAAAACTTATCTCTTTATTATTCAACGGATGATGAGAATAAAGATATAGCGCATGATCTACGTAAGACTGGTAATAAAATTAGATTAGCATACTTAGGTAAAACTTTCGGCGTTACAGAAAGTACTATGAAAGAATTAATTGGTAAACCTGGCGCTAAATGCCCTGAAAATAATAAAAGCATTCCGCTAATTTCTACTAGCGGCAGCGCATGTGTGTCATGCGGCTTATGTGTTTATGGTAAAGCAGATATAAGATTTTCTGCTACTAAGAAATAAGGGCCCATGGATTTTTTGTTAGGTGAAATAATTGGAGCAATTTTATCAATTGCAATAATTGCTCCATTTATTATTTTTCTTTTTGTTTTGCTATATTCTAAACCTGATACAGATCAAGACGGGCTTAGCGGATAAAAGGCGCCCACATAGCTGCGGGGTCGGGCGTGTCGTTAAGGGTGTGGTATAAATCACCCTGAAAAATATGGGCGTGTCTTAAAAAATGTCAGTTAAGTCTGCTATAATTCCAATCTAACGAAAGGAAACAAATGGGATACAACACAGCAACGGACTTAGCGGAGAGTTTTGACTTAGACCAAGCAATTCTAATCCACTTACAAAGTAATCATTATCCACCCGTTCCATCATCTATGGTAGCACCATGTATTGATGCTATTGATGCTTATTATGCTGATGAACTTAATCAGTTAATCAAACTGCCTGAAGGCGTATATTGGAAAGGCAAACCTGAAGCCCCTGCCTATGCGATTATAGAGGCTCATCACCTACAAGCGTGGCTACCTGAAACCGACTACTAATTGTCGGTGGCTGGTGCTATAATACAACCTCAACGAAAGGAAACAAATGGAAATCGGAACAACATACACAACCACCCAAAGTGGTATTACTGGAGTTATCAAAGCAATAGATAACCACCCAAGCGGAGTTAATCGTATTCTGCTTGATGTAAATGGAACAGACCGCTGGACAAGCGTTAAAGCATAACAAACCAACCCACCTAACGAAAGGCAATACAAATGGCAAGAAGCAAACCCATCAGCGTAAAAATCGCTACAACTAAGGTTATTAAAGCCTTAGAAACTAGGTTAGCCAAATTAGAGGCTGACTTTAAGAAGCAAGACGAAAACGAAGCAAAGTATCGTAAGGCTCAGGAAAAATGGCAAAAAGAAATTGGGGCATGGGCAGTTAGCAAAATTGCTAAAGCAGAAAACCTACGCACCAACTATCGTGCTTGGAACAAAACTCTAAATGTAGATTTTGATTTAATTTGCGATAGCAAAGACTTCCCTGCTGAACCTGAAAAGGACTACGAGGAAATCCACCGCCACTCTTACAATGAGATGAGAGAGGAAATGGAAAACGCTATCCGTATTCTCAAAATGACCGATGAGGATACAGTAAGCACAAGCACCTACAACGCTATCGCAAGATACTTGTAATAATAATGGGGGCTAGACAAACTCTAGCCCCTTATGTTAAAATAGTTGTCCCTACTACAAAAGGAAACAAATGCGGTATAGAGTAGAAATCTATGATGCTAACAAAGCTCATGATCTAACGTTATGGTCTGCAAATAGTTATAATCGTGATGCATTAACTAAGTTAGTTAAAAGTAATTTAAAAAAATTCCAAGGCAATGTTAAAGCATATGTTGTTGATACACAAGAAAACAAAAAAGTATTCGCAGCATTCTTTCCAGAAGAGATTCATAACTTAATCTAATAAACTTGGGCCAGCCTAGTCCCCTGGCCCATTTCCCCTGCCCTCAATAGCTGGGGACTTATCCACAGCCTTACGGCACCCTGTGGAAAACCCCCGCAAATTCATGTCAAATAAGATAGACAATGTCAGTCGTGTATGTTAGAATAAGCATTCAACCAAACGAAAGGATAAAATGGCTCATAATCTCGAAGAGCAAGATGGTCAAGTAGCATTTGCATTGCGTGGTGCACCTGCTTGGCATAATCTTGCAAATCGCATTTTCGCTCAAGATGAAAATGTAACTACCGCAACAATGCTTGAAGAAGCAAAGTTGAATAACTGGAATGTCCGCTTGTCAGATGTTGCAGATCATATCCCAAACACATGGAGAAATACATCAGACAATTTCTTTGTCATTCGTGATAATCCATTTGACCAAGGCACTGATGTTTTATCAGTAGTTGGCAAGCGATACAAAACTGTTCAGAATGAAGAGTTATTCGCATTTGCTGATAATGTATTAGATAACGATTCTGCTAAATGGGAATCTGCTGGCTCAATTAAAAAGGGCAAAGTTGTATTTGGCTCATTAGATATACCTAGAGAGATCGTATTAGACCCACAAGGTATTAACGATAAAACTAAGTTATATTTAATTGTATGGACATCTCACGACGGTTCAGTTGCGGTTCAAGCAGCAATTACACCCGTTCGTGTTGTATGCCAAAACACTCTTAATCTTGCAATGAAGGGCGCTAAGCAATCATTCAAGATTCGTCATACACAAACTGCCGAAGGTAGAATTGTGCAAGCCCGTCAAGCATTGGGATTAACATTTGCATACGCAGATGCATTTCAAAAGGAAGCGGACGAATTATTCAAGCAATCAATTACCGATAAGCAATTCTCGGATTTGATTCGCAATCTATACCCAAAGCCTGAAGCAGATGTTAAAGGCGCATTAAAGAAGTGGGAGAATAAGGTTGTTTTAATTGATGACCTTTATCATAACTCACCAACTAATAACACAATTAAAGGCACTGCTTGGGGTGCGTTTAATGCATTGACTGAGCGTTTAGATTATTACCGTACCGCCCGTACTGGTAACACCGAATCGCTAAATGCTGGTGCAAGTGGTTTCGATCCAATCATTACCGCAGAGAAGAATAAAATTCTCAAAGCGGTTAAGGCGTTAGCCTAATCAACTGGGGCCCGAAAGGGCCCCACATCTAGGTCCATTAGCTCAGTTGGTTAGAGCGCTACCCTGTCACGGTAGAGGTCGACGGTTCAAGTCCGTTATGGATCGCAAGCCCCCAGACGTAAAGGCCATTTTTCTTTTTTACGGCATGTGTATAAAAAGCCCTGAAATCCTTGATAATGTCAGTTGACTCTGCTACAATTGCGCTATTCAACGAAAGGAATAATATGCCTAACTGGGTGTATAACACATTAACAATCCAAGGTCCAAAGTCTGAGATAGATTTTATCAAAGATAAACTTAACGAGCCATTTATGGTATGGCACGATAGTTGGAATATGGAAACTATGAAAATGGAAATAACAGAATCAACTTACTCTAATCCTGTCTTTGCATTTTGGAATATACATTCTCCACTACAAGACGGTATTACAATGCAAGAATATGTTCAACAGCCTACACGACTAGGAACAGACACGAGTGCACCTGATTGGTTTGCTAAAGAGGTAGCGCATGCTATGACTCAGAAAGATTGGTATTCATGGAATACAACTAACTGGGGAACTAAATGGGATGTAGCCGTATCAGACGGTGACGAGTATCCTGATACTGAATTACTTGAATACACATCAGACGGTGATGATAACTGGTTGGTATATAAATATAATACTGCTTGGTCACCTGCTGTAACTATATTAACTAAACTAAGTAATCTTGTTCCTAACTCTTTACTAACCCTTGAATTTGAGGAAGAAACAGGTTGGGGCGGAGAATACGAGATTGTCCGTGGTGAGGTTAACGAATTAATGGAATATCAAAATCGTTGCTATGCCTGTCAATCTTACAATACAATAGAATACTGCGAAGAGGGATGCGGTGAATTCTGTGAACTTTGTAATCAAGGATCTTGGCAAGATGAACAGGCCATGGCAGAATGCAGTGTTCATAAGGTTAAAGTATGACTGACAAATGGTTTAAGGATACATACCTTTGCACTAATTGTGATGCCTTGATTGAGGTAACACGAAAAGGGGAAGCTACAAATATTTCACACTGTTTGATACGGTCCACCTTATTGTCAGTGCAAGATGCTACAATACTCCCAACCAACGAAAGGAATAAAATGGAAACATATGGAGCAACAATAACACCTGCAGTACCTAATGAGTATAACTCTAATCTACTTGTAACTTACAAGAAGATTTTTAACGGGGAGACAACTTACTCGACAGAGAAGGTAGTCGACATCGAATGGGCCCTTGAACAAGGTCGCCGTGCTGATGATTTATACAATGGCCTTAAACTTAAAGTTAATGAGTTAGAGGAACTTCTAGTTGAATTGTATAATCCTAATTATACAAAAGAAGAAGCGCTTCAACAAATATCAGAACTGTTTGGCTTTGAATTATCAAAGACAGTTACAGTAACTGGAACTATTAACTTTGAAGTAACTGTTCAGGTCCCACTTGATGAGATTGATAACTTTGACGCTCATTACAAACTCGGAGATGAACTTTCATTAACATCATATGGCAATGATGTTGAAGTAAATGATTGGTCAATTGAAGACACAGATGTGGATTGGAACTAATGTTTTATAAATTAAAAGCAGATTCATCCAGGGCGTTCCATTTTTCTATATGGGACGCTGAGGTTGGAGGATTAGATCCTGATTCATATAACAAAGAAACATTGACTTTCGAAATAGGAACTGGTAACATTGAGAAGGTAACTAGATTAATATCTAAGCACCAACTTAAGGTTTTAGTCGAAAGTAAATATGCTGATAACGAATTGGCATATAGATATGATAGGATGTTAAATGTCTGATTATAAAGATGGATTCCAAGAAGGCTATAAGTTTGCCCGTGAAGAAATGATTGAGAAGTTACGGGAGATTGATATCGCTGACATTGATTCATGGTTATTAGACAGACTATCAGACATGATTGAAAGTAATAAACTATGAGCGAATGGATTAAATGCGATTCTTGTCCAGCTCAGGCTAAATGGATAATTAGATTTGTTAATAAGTCAGATGTAGATACAGTGGGAGGGCTTACATCAAATGAGCTCAGCTTCTGTAGCCACCATTTAAACAAGAATAAACAGGCTCTTGACAAAGTAACACTAGAAATAGTAGAATTAAATAAAACAGAAAAAGTCCCTCAACTAGAAAAGGCGGAAATATAATGGGAGATAGAGCAAACTACGTATTCGTAGACGGAGCAGGCGACACTATATGTCTGTATGGACATTGGGCTGGATATAACATGTTAGGTAAATTGGCGGATGCTGTCATTGCTGCCCGTCCCCGTTGGACAGATGAATCATATGCTACACGTATTGCGATCAGTCAATTAATCGGAGATCAATGGAACATGGAAACAGGCTGGGGTCTTCAAGTAAATTCAATTGGAGATAACGAGCATAAGATTGCTGTTATCAACTGGAAAGATCAAACGTTCTCGCTACATGAGCAAGACGATCACCGAAACCTTGAAAACAAAGTTCTTGGTATGAAGAATGAAGCAATTTTTACCATGGACCTATCGGCGTTCTGTGAGAAGTATGCGCTGGAAAGATTACTCGTTTAGTGTGATATAATTTGAATAGGCCTTGTGCCTATTTATATAAATGGTGCATCTCCTCTAGATGCTAAGTAAGGCAGGTTTTTCCTTTCGTTGAGGTCCTAGCAGCCATTTATCTTAGTCCCCGTGATCCCATACACGGGGGCTTCTCTTTTGCGCTCACGGGTGAGGGTAGCATATGTTGTTTACGACAGTCAAATATATTTCCCTGAAATCTCAAAGCTTGGACATGTGGTGTGAAACACACCTATATTCTATATACAATGTCAGTGGTCTGTTATATAATTAAGGTCCTAGCGAAAGGAATATATGGGATATCAAAATGATAAACCTAGTATGTTTGATGATATGCCTAAGCATATATCAGACGCTGTATTACAAGATATTCAAGAACAGTTATTTGATTCTTGGATAACTGGTCATATAGATGAAGGTATGTTTATTGCTGACTATGAAATGGCAAGTATGTGTTCTGATGAATCCGTCAAGAAACAATTTAATGAATACTGGCAGGTAGAACCTGGAGAGGAATACTACATAGAATGTTAGGATATACATATAAGGATATACAGAACTTTGGTAATAGTTTAACTGTTGCTATTGATTCCGCTTCCGACCCTGATGTTAAGCAAGGTCTATTAACCATATGGGACTTCTTTGAAGGCCTACTAGCAGAAGGGTATATAGATGAAAACACTTACTACGGATAATTACTTAGTTGAGTATATGAAGATATATTTAATTAGTCTTAATCAAGATAGGGACCCATTAGATAAAAGTCCTGAAGATATTATATTTATAGAAGGACAGATACATGCAGTTAGACATCTGTTAGATATTCATATGACGGGAGTATTACTATGAGTGACAAACTTGACACACATCTTCAAAAGCTTGTAGACATGGGTGAGACAGGTACAGACATCATGCATGGACATATGAAGAATCTAATGTATGAATGTGAAACTAAACTGTTAGACATATCTGAATTACAGGATATGCCTGAATATAAATATTTTTCAGGTCGACTAGACGCATTGACAGAAATCTATGTTATGACGTATAATTTATCATTCGCTATCAACGAAAGGGCTAAACAACGTGGTTAATAAAGATCTAGGTCCACAAACTAAAATGCAGTTAGACCAAATTATAAATACTCTAAAGGGTATGCCAATTGGTGCTCCATTAGTATGGTTATGGGTTTGGGACGTAATCTCAGACAAATATGATACTTATAAAGAACCTAATGAATATAATGAATATGTTGTTACTGAAGGTATTACTCTGGATAATATCTGGGAGAAACTTTGGGATAACCCGCCAACTGAATTTACCCTTGAATATGGGGCAGAGTATGTTGATGAGGCAATCCAAGACTGGATGATAGACAACGACTACCTTGCCGCCCTGGAGGAAGACGGCTGGCTAGATGACGAGGATTCTGACGACGTGCAGTCAGATAACACAACTGAATATGGAACGCAAGAAGCAGGCTTCAAGGCGGAGCCTGTAGTATTAGAAGGGTCAACACAATGACAACAAAGCGTGAATATCTAAAGACCAAGGGCATTACAGTGGGCAAGCGTGGTCGCTTCTCAGGTGCTGCTAAGCAAGCTCTGTCAGAGGCAGAGAAGAACGGCGTAAAGTTTACTGCAGAAGTTAAACTAACTAAGTAAACAATAAATATTGGAGAGGGTTGACGAGCCCCCGAAATCGTTGACCTTCTCCAACCTTTTTGGTATAATCTTTATGAAAGGCGGACATGGCTAAAAAAACAGATGAAGAAAAAATCGCAGAACAATTAGCAAAAGTGTTAGACAACCATTGGTTTAATCCAATGATATGCGCTAACATAATTGTAAATAACTTTCCTCTATATACCCAAGATAGACTTATGGAGTTGATAAAGGAAATTATTAGATATCAGGCTGGCAACTTTGAACCCTATTGGGCTGAGGGTATTACCTCTGAGGCTCTGATGTTATCTAGCCACCTTGCTGAGGTTATAGAAATGCATGAGCCTACCGCATGAGCAAAGCTACGGGGTCCTCTCAACGTAAGCCGAAGAAATGGGAGGATACAAAGCGGGGTAGAGATAAGAATCATGCCCTAACAGCTTTCCGTAAATGGAAGAAAATAGAGAAGGCAAGAAAGACGGCGGAACAAGATAGATACAATACCCTATGTGGTCCAGTAACCGTAACACGTATAACTAAATAACAAAACATATTGGGACAGTATGTCCGATTTGTACTATATGTACATCTTGGATATATATGTCCCATTTGTTATATATCCGTAAGGGCAGAATGTTCGCTTTACGAAGAGCTATAAAAAATCCCTGAAAATCTAGGATAATTTAATATAAATGTATAATTATTTTATTAAACATATATAGAATATAACAAAAAGTATATAAAATATGGCAAAATATGTGGGCAAATATATGGCTTTACGAGACATGTTTATATATCCTGGAACACATTTATACAACATATATATAACATTTGGTCCAAAGCTCTTGACAATATGGGTAATATATGCCATGTGGAGCAAAATGGTATTATGTGGAGGATTATGGAGGGCACGTCCCATAACATGTATATATATCTGAGTATATATCGATAACATTTACGTTATAATTAATAGTATTTACTTTGATAGATATGTAGTAGATATGGCTCTAAAAAGGCATATAAGACTATTTGAGGGGGGTTTAAGGGTAAGGGTAACCTAGGATATGAGGCTATATTTTGCCACGTATGTTGGCATTAAAATAAGTGCCTGAAGTATCATTTGACCAAGATTCTATAGTATCTATATCCATTTCATATGTTTTAATATATTTAGCATTTGTCGATCCTTTAGGCCAATTTACATCTACATAATAATATGGAGTATCCTCTCCATCTTCGCCTATTGATTCATATATAGGGTAAGCATCTACCTCAGCTGGGTCCTCCGCCATATTTCTTCGCCAAGTAGACTTAGATGGCTTTATTTTAAAATAGAATTGTTCTGGATATCCTTTTTCACGCCATAATTCTACGTAGTCAACACTTGCAGATTTAACCATATCAGCAATCATATATTTCTTCATATATCAATTATATCCTATTATCTACAGAGCAAACAGTAGAACGGAGTTCTCATATGCTTTTTATGGATCACAAGGGTCTGAGCACATTTAGCACATAAAGCATCTATGAAATCTGTCTCCCTTTGGGGGATATTGATCTTTATATCTCTTGTGTAAAATACCTTAGTTGCATACCATGTAATGGCTATTAGTAGTAGTTCTATCATCAGCCCCGCCCTTTTTTGGATACGTAAACCATTAAGCATATTACTGATATGATGCCAATGATTAAAATAGATCTATTTAAATGATTATATGGCTCTTGATGTGTAAGTAGGTTCATATAGTAATTATACTATATCTATATTATTCTAGTCAACTGCTTTATACATGCATCTAGGACAGCTTTTATTTCTCTCATACTTCTTAAATGTTGTATTAAACCTTACACCACAATTTTGGCATAATATACTCAGTGTTGCATTGAACTTATGCTCCCAGTATATAGGGCTTCTAAATTTAATCATGAAGATTCTGACTCCAGATCTACCTCTTCTTCAAAATCCAGCCACTCCTCTAATCTGTCTAAAAATCCCATGCTCATCCTTATCTAATTGGTCCTCTAAATGGAGTTATTCTACTTTGCCTAGGATCTCTATATCCCATATCAAAGTCTTTTAATTCATCATACCCGTATCCTGTTTTTTGCTCATCATTACATTTACAGGTCATATATCCATTATACTATATTGTCAGGCCAGGTACTGGCTTGGGGGCTTCTACTTTTCGCCGCACTTTTGCTTGGACTAATTTAGATCAATATACTATGTATTATGTTTACTAATAATTGTAGCATTCTTAGTTATATTACAATATCCATGAGATGGTTTTACATTTTCAATAGTATTATCTCCACCCTTAGATAATGGTATTACATGGTCTAAATGTAGTCCATTTTCCCATCCAGGCTTACCTACCCCTCTGGGGGCATTTAAATCTATTGGTCTGTGGCATATGTGGCAATTAGTCCCATATAAATCTAATATTTCTTTTTCTGTAAATACAGATATCTTGGTATTTTTTCCTATAGCTCTAAAGTATCTGGAACGTCTTCTTTGGTTATTTTGTCTTATTACATCGCCCCTGATTATCCTTTGTTCCCGCCAATACAATGCCTCAGCATTGCGACACTCTAAGCAAGCAAGTTCTTTAGCATCTCTTCTATGCCAATCGTATCCAGATCTTGTACCGCACTCTGGTCTATTTCTATGCCTTTTAGACATACCTACAATTCATTATTCTTTCTCATGTAGTGCTCTATGTCTAATTGAACTATTACACATTTTCTACATAGGGCGTATATAAAACTATCATCCATAACATGTAAAAATAATTTAGCAGACTTCTGGCACCCATGGCAGGTTAATTTGTTCATGGCCTAGAGATTCTTCTTATCTCATATAGACAAACATTACATTCACCAATATATAAGTAATTGCCAGATTCTAGTACGGTTACTGCAGTAGTCTTTCCTTCAACTACCTGTTCACAATATCTACAATAAGATTTAAATTCTTTCATTAGCTTCTTGAGTAATTTGATTTTCCCATAATCCCGTAATAGATTCATTACCTATGTCATCAAAATAGTATCTATTTGTGTCTCTATTATAGGTCCAGCCTTTCCATACACCGTCTTCATCCCATGTTAAATTAGATGATTGTTCATTTCTTTCAGACTCTGCCAATGCCATTAAAAATTCATTATTATTTTTAATTACTTCTTTCATGGCTTTTCTAAGTTTAAAATACCTTATCATTCTTCCTCAATATCTTCAATTAAGGCCTCTATATCTTCATCGATTAGTGGCTTAAACTTTTTATAAAATGTATTAGACAGTGACTCTAATTCATTTATAATCCAATATAGCTCTTCATTTGTAAAGTCATCTATATGATCTAATATAAAATCATCTATTAGGTTAAGAGTTTCATTTCTAAGGTCTGGTATCATATATGACTACTTAGTCTTTGATTTTACCCTGCTTGTAGCCTGTTTATATCCTAGTCCATATGAGCCTAGCATTAACAAGACAATTGCTGATGAATGTAGTAAATAAAACATATTTATCCTTTTCTTGTATCAAATCGGTCTAACATCATAACCTTATCCCACGCTGAAATAAAGTCTTTAATATATTTATCTTTAGCATCATCTGAGGCATACACTTCGGCAATTGCACGAAGTTCAGAGTTAGACGCAATGATTAAATCTACAACAGGAATACCTTTTGCTTGATTGGCATTGGTATATGAAAGTAATTCAATTAAGTAACTATTGTCTAGTTTATTATTGCTTAACATTCTCATACCAGATAACAAAAGCACTAATTCTACTGGGGTTAGGCCTAATAGATTAGCTTTTTCTACTAATAAAACTTCTTCTGGGACAGTTATGCTCCAATGAGTGTAGTTACGGAAACCATCAAATTTTGGTTCAAGGACTGCAAATGAATCTATGTCTGTTTGTTCTTGTGTTGCGTCCCCACGCCCAGGAGTAAACGGAACTATTAATAAGTCTTTAGAGATTTTTTCAATTGCTGCACATCCTGCTAAAACAATTAAATCAGCAAGAGAAGCACCAGACTCTTCTTTAATAGATTCTAGGAAATTAATAACGGTTGATACTGCATTGCTGCTATTTACTTCCCACTTGTTTTGTGGTTCTAATTTAATACGAGCACCATTTGCTCCGCCACGCTTATCTGTTTTTCGGAAAGTAGATGCAGAAGCCCATGCCGTTTCTACAAAGTATGACATAGGTATATCAGAAGACTTAATCTTATTCTTAATAGAGTCTATATCAATATTTGTATTAGATAATGAAACTGGGTCCTGCCAAATTAATTCTTCAGAAGGAACTTCTTTGCCAAGGTATCTTGCAATTGGACCCATATCTCTATGAGTTAGCTTAAACCATGCACGAGCAAACTGATCTGAGAAGTAGTCAAAGTCTTCAAGGAATCTTCGTGAAATCTTTTCGTACTCTGGATCAAACTTCAATGCGAGGTCTGCAGTTGTCATCACTGGAGCATGGAACTTACCTTTAATGTGTGCGTCTGGAACTAAATTAGCAGCAGACTCATCTGTTGGAATCCATTGTGTTGCACCAGCAGGTGACTTTGTTTGTGTCCAATCATACTTAAACAATAACTTAAGGTATGAGTTGTCCCACTTAGTAGGGGTTGCAGTCCATGCACCTTCAATACCACTTGTAATTGTGTCTTCTGCGTTTCCTTTTCCAAATGAGTTTTTCCAACCAAGACCCATTTCTTCAATAGGTGCAGCTTCAGGATTTGGCCCAACGTTTGATGGATCACCAGCGCCATGTGCTTTACCAAATGCATGTCCACCTGCAATAAGAGAAACAGTTTCCTCATCATTCATAGCCATACGTGCAAATGTTTCACGAATATCTTTTGCAGAAAGAATTGGATCTGGATTTCCATTAGGACCTTCTGGGTTTACATAAATTAATCCCATTTGAACTGCAGCAAGAGGATTTTCTAATTCACGATCTCTACTATATCGATTATCTGCAAGCCATTCTTTTTCTGAACCCCAGTATGTATCATCTGATTCCCAAACATCTTCACGACCACCAGCAAAACCAAATGTTTTGAATCCCATATTTTCAAGAGCAACATTACCTGCAAGAATCATAAGGTCTGCCCATGAAATTTTATTTCCATACTTTTGCTTAATAGGCCAGAGCAAACGACGAGCTTTATCTAAATTACCATTATCTGGCCAAGAGTTTTGTGGAGCAAATCTATGTAATCCTTCTCCTGCACCGCCACGACCATCTGTTGTTCTGTACGTACCTGCAGAATGCCATGCCATACGAATAAAGAATGGTCCATAGTTTCCGTAATCTGCTGGCCACCATTCTTGTGAGGTAGTAAGGAGTGTATTAATATCACTCTTAAGGGCATCAAGGTCTAAGCTATTAAACTCTTTAGCGTAATCGAATCCATTTGTCATTGGATTAGATTTTTCTGAATGTTTTCTTAGTGGTGATAGGTCTAATTGATTAGGCCACCAATACTCGTTAGATGTTTTTTCATTATTTAAAGCATTACCCGTAAATGGGCATTTAGATTCGCTCATTATTTATCTTTCTACTAGTAGGTGTTTATTATACAATATTTATATTGATTTAGTCAATAGATATTAGCAAGTTTCTTCTGTGCTTGGAGGAGGAAATTTACCATTCCAAGAAGCACCATAAAGAGTGTGTCTCCAGTTGCCAGAAGTTATTTTAGTAACCCTATGAGTAAATTCGTGAGTTACTGGAACCAAAACTAGCATGCCAGCTTTTGGCTTAATTTTATATGGTTTAAATTTAAAATCTAAAATTCCGCCCTCGAAATCATCATTTAAATAAATAGACAAAGATCTATTAAATTCAGGCACAGTACTTTCATCGCTCCACTCACAGTGAAATGACATAGCAAAATCAATTTCATGCTCTTTACCTTTATATTCTTTTTTAAGGTCTGGATGCAGATCTCTTAAAATTTCTTCATCTGTACAATATTTAAATGTTTGTAAAGCATTATGCGGCCTATATGTTGGAGGCATAACTTTAAACAATCTTTCATATATTCCCATTGGTCTATGAAAAACATCATGTAATATAGGTGGCTCATCGGATGGCACACCAGTGCTTCCATCTGGTCTTCTTGGCAAATCAACAGAAATAAATTTATTTAAAATATTTTTATATGGAGAACGCATAGTTGTATACCATCCCTCATGGTCGTCCATGTATGGTTTAAAAAAATCTAATTCTTCTTGTGTTAAAAAATTATCAATATATTGAAGATCTCCTTCAATTGTAGTCAAATCAAGATTATATTTCATTATTAATTATTTTTATCCTTAACTCTAATCCACATTCCATATTTAGTGAGGTTTGGGGAACCAACATATTCCTGTCCAGTTTCCATATCAATAAGCTTCCATTTTTCTGGGGCTTTTGTTTTAACTGTTAAAGTCGTTGGCTCTTTATATGAATTAACTATAGAACCGTCAATTAATTTACGCATATACCAAAATTATACCATAAATGATACAATAATACCATGACTATAAAAATATTTAATAAATTTATTGAAAAATCAGAGTCTAATCAGGTAATAACATATATTGATAATAATTTAAATAAATTTCAATCTTTTCAAGAGAATAAATACTTTATAAAAATGTTTGGTAAAGACAATTATCATGAATCATCAATAAATTTAAATGAACTTGAAGAAATTAAAAATTTAGTATTAAAATATTTTGAAAAATGTGTCGAGAAGATAAGGTCTGAATATCAATGTTATGAAGATCTTTACCCTTCTTCTTTTTGGTTGGCAAAACAAACGGATGGTGCATTTTTAGAAATTCATGGAGATAACGATTTTGGAAGAAATCCCCATATTAAATATACCTGCTCTATTTATTTAAATGATGTATTTAATGAAGGTGAAGTTCATTTTCCTTATTTAGAATATAAATATCAACCTCGTTCTGGGGACCTTTTTTGTTTTCCATCTCAAAATGGAGAACTTAATTATGACCATGAAATTAAAAAAATAGTAGACACTAGATACACTATGTTAATTTGGTTAGGTAATGATAAAAATTACGCTTTAAAATATTAATATTATAAAAAAGATGCTACCAATGATACTCTAGGCTCATTGACTACTGATTGATGAACAACTCCTTTAGGCATGTACATAACGTCACCAGCTTCAATAATAAAAGATTCATAAGGTTCATTATCAATCTCTAGTGTTTCTTCAAAAGGATATTCATTTTTATTTTCATATATTCTATATTCTACAGAATTAATTAGAGTCCAAGAATATACCTCTGATTTATCTTTATGTATATTGTTTAAATTTCCAAATCCTAAAAAATCTATTAAAAGTTTAAATGAAGATTCATTTACCTTGTTAGTTATTGAAAATGTATCAGAAAGATTTTTGCATTCTGGTAATTTAATTCCCCATGCCTGTAAATTAAGGTCAGAATTGCTAAACATTGAAACAGTTTTATCTTTTTTATTTTTAAAAAATCTATCATTTTGAACTGGGTATTCTGGGGTCTCATTAAACTTATTATTTATATAATTCATTATATAGTTCCAGTCCGAATTAGTTGGAAGTATCCCTTTAAATAAAACTGGCCTTTTTTCTACTTTTGCTTTTCTAATTTTTTCTTCAAGCATGTATTAATTTCTTTTTGGCCAAGGACTTAGTGTGCCGAACATTCCGTCTAGCTGTCTTTGATCTTTATTAAATCCACCGCTAACAGCATGTGCCAGTTTAAATAAATCTGGTACTAAAAGATCACCTTGTTCCCAAATATGTTGCATTCTTATATCTTCATTATTATTTATTTCATTATTTATTTTTTTAGATATTTCTTTATATTTATTAATATTTTCAATGGTAGGAGTTTCATTATTAAATTTATATAGACTTGTAACCTCACTTTCAGATAAATATGTTCTAATTGTTTTTTCTTTAGTTATCCAATGTTCTGAAACTAAACTGTAGGTAACCAACTCATCATTATTATTTTTTGAATCTTTTTCATCAAGATAATAATAATAATCTTTTTTGCCATGCCACCTATAATTCTTAATTAATATTTGGCATTTTGATAAAAAATCTTTATCTTCATCATTAAACATATTAAATAATTTAGACATATCTACAAAAAATGTTTTTCCAGTATTTGGTTCACATTTAAATAAAATCATATTCCATAATCCACTGACATAAGGGTTATGTTCTTGAGCAACATGTTCTTGATGCCATTGAAGCATAATAGAATTTTTATCAAAAACGTTTTTTTCGTCCATATGTTTGTGATGTGTTTCTATATAATCCGAAGGATTTTTATTTGAAGAATTTGGATACCAGGATAGATTGTCTCCAAATAAATGCATTATTTTAGTTTGCATTTCAAAATTAATATTTGCATTTCTAAATGCAATAATACTGTCACTTAAAAACATATCCTTATATTGATTAAAGTTATTTTTAAGTTCTTCGTATCCAGGAAACTCTATAGTTTTTATTGTATACATTTTAATTTATTGGGTCATATCTAGTAGCTGCACTTTTAGGCATTATAATTCCTTCTGCCCATTCTTCTTGTAATTTTTTTCTAGAAGGTTCACTTTCATTTTTAATTTTTTTATAATCTACATTATAAACGCTATCTGCATAGTCATAAGAAGCCATCATTGTATACCTAGTTCCAGAAGTTACTTCAGTAACTGCATGTACATTATTTATTCCAACATCAAAAACAATAACACTTCCAACCTGTGGCCTAAAAGCTAATTTATGATCTCTAAAAGTTAAATGCCCACCTTCAAAATTATCATTTAAATAAATCATTGTAACTAATTTATTTTCAATCCATGCATTTGGAGTACCATCAAGTTCAGCATTATCAGCATGATCTGCTGCAAAAGCACCTGGCTGCCACATATGAGAGCTTACACTAATTTGTTTTAATTTCCTATTAAATACTTTCTCGGCTAAATTTTGTGAAAACATTTTAAATTTATTTAAAGCTTCTCCGCCTTCTTTAGTATGGGGTTTTTTCCCAGAAATTGTATACATATTATAAAAGCAAGAGAGCATCCAGTCATCAAGACTATTCCAATATGAAATTATATAATCACATTCTTCTTTTGTAAATACATTTTTATACTCAACAATATCTGATTTATGAATAATTTCTATCACTATATTAATCCTGTTCCTTCAGCTTTATCAATTTGATCATCTATAGTATTTAAAATATCAATATCTAGATCCGAAGAACTAGATATTGATCTTGTGCACATTATTAAACCTTCTTTGGTCTACCAGTTTTTTTAGGACCCATATTGGTTTCTCTACGAATCCCATGTTTATTACGGTCAACTCTTGTTAATGATCTTTGATTTGCAATTCCAGATCTAAATTTACCTTGATTTGGTTTTTTACGACCAACTTCTTGAGAAGTTACTGCGCCTGCTGGTTCATTGTTTGGCGGTGTCGCCATACCTGTGCCATTTTCACTCATTGATAAATGATGTTCTTTGCGCTGGAGTGGCGGTCATATTTAATGTAAGACCAGCCTCTCCATCTCTTGAAACTTCAGTAATTGTAACTGGAACAATTCCAGTTGTACTTCCTACTGATTCACATCCGCATTCAAAACACATTATTACTTACCGCCGTTGTTTACGCCTGCGCCATCTTGTGATGACTTATCAGTTGATGGGAATGCAGCTTTTGGTGCCTCTGTGTATGATTCTGTTGACCATGGTGATGATCCTACTGGCTTTGTTTCGTTAAATCCTTTTAAATCTTTTCCGTCTGACATTTTATTTCTCCTATAGGTTGTTGTATTTAGATGGGTCTAGAAATCCATCTATACCCTTATTATAGCATTTAAGAAATTACTAACCCAAAACAGTATCTAGGCCACGATATTTTATAGGCCAAAAAAATGATATTATTACGTTTCTATGCCCTTTTTCAATTTTTGACACCTGATGTGGTAAATCATGATCCCCTTTAAAAAAAATAAAGGTTCCAGGTTTTGGTTTTATTGAAAAATTTTCTTGAGGAAACTCTAAAAGCCCACCCTCATAATTATCGTTAAGATAAAGAAGCCCAGACCAATCGTCTTTTGAATTTTTTCTAATACTTTCTGGGTCATTAGGTGTAATGTAATTATCTGTATGCGTTTTCATTTCAGAACCTTCTAGCATTAACCCATAAAACATTGTTTTAATATCCATTTTTGTATCTAAAAAGTCTGAAATTGTGTTTGACATTGAATTACATAACATTGTCAAAATGTCTATTCCAATATTGTAATTATTATCATCTTGGTAGCTTTTAATAGGATTACCACATTTAAAAGTATATCCATTTTCTGGACTTAAGGACGGACCACCTTTTATCTGGTAATCTGGTGCATCTGATGTAGTACTATTAAATGTTTCTGTTAAAAAATCTGATGTGCTTTTAGATATATATCCCTCAATTATATAAATTTTATTATTTATATTTTTTATCAAGGCCTATATTTTCCATAGCATTCTTCACACACCCAGCTATAAAGATTTAAATCTTTAATAATTCTTGTTGCTTTATTTTCACAATCATTTTTTTCACACATACTATGAACTAATGGATTTTCTGACTTTAATACTAAACTCACTTTACTCTTTTTCCAAATTTTTCCCATGCTCTTTCGTGTAAGAAAAAGCCAATCATTTCACATGCTGTATAAATTATTGCAAATGAACCAGCATATTCCCAATGTGCTTCGCCAGTAATAGCTTTTTCAAATAAATATACTAATGTACCAACAAACAAAATATGTACTGCTGGCCATGTAATTGATTTATAAACACTTCTTTTTTTACTATTCATTAATTTTACCTCTACTTAATTTATTATATATATAATTAATTACTTCGTTAGGTTTCCATTCATATGGTAACTCTAAATATTTAATTTCGTTTAATATTTTTTCTCTTATTTGATCTTCAATGTACTCCACATATATATTCTACCATTTAAATAAAAAAAGGGCAAGGTTTCCCTTGCCCCTTATTTAAAGAATTTACTTCTTTAAAGCAACCTTCTTTTTAGGAAATGCCTTATTCCAGGCTGTAGCTAATTTATTATAATCAGCCTTTTCCTTAATTACTGCTGCATCAGCAATAATTTTTGCTGCTGTTGCGGAATCAATAACTAATTGTTTTGAAGCAGCGTCAGCTTTTGCTGAATTTAAATCTGCTGACAATGAGCTAATTTGAGATTGAAGTTGTGCAATTGTGCCATTTAAATCGGTAACTGTGTATGACGCAACTACGGCTTTTACTGGAACTTTTAGTCCAGTGACTGCTGTTGCTGTTGTCGCACCAGTTACTGCAATTGTTACATTACCAATTGTTGCAACTGAAGTATTCTCTTTTTTAGATCCTAAAATTAATGTAGAATCCGCTGCAACCTGAGCTGCAGTAGATGTTACAATTTGTTTAGAAATTGAGCCATCTGCCCAAGTTCCACCAATTAATGTTGCTGTTACGGTATCAGAAACTGCGTTTCCAAACACGTCTGTTGTGCTTACTGTAATTGCTGGAATGGTTCCTACTGCCACTGAAGTTGGTACTGAAACTCCGACGTTTGATACAGAACCTGCAATTCCTTTAACAAAAACAACTGTAGAGTAAGATCCATTTACAATTGTAACTGAACCTGTTGCTGTTGATGTTGTGAATGCATAAACAGTTACTGCAGATCCTGCAGAAGTTACTGAATACGACGTTGAACCTGCAGAAGAACTAACTACTGCATTTGTTGCGCTTAAAGCTGTGACTAGCTTAACGCCACCTGTTGCTGTAAATGTAACTACAGTTCCAGTATCTGCTGTTGCTGCTAAAGCAATGGCATCTGCTGAATCTACTGTGTTGTCGGCTGGAACGTTCGCAGTCGCAGGCGCTGTAGATGTTGTAGTATTTGCTGAACCAGCAACTGTTACTGCTAACGGTGCTGCTGATGCATTAATTGATTGAATGCCTAGTAATGCTAGGGCTGCAGCCGAAGCAACGGCAATCTTTTTTAATGACTTCATTTTTTTATTTCTCCTTTTTATCCATTTTTTTACAAAATGGAATTCTATTTTGGGTGTACACCCATATATATAAACGTTTAACCAAGCAATTTGTTGTCTTTATTGATCCCAAAGTTTTACATGAAAGCTACAAGGATCTCCGCCCTCTTCCCATTCTTCCATTTCTTCATCAGAAAGTGGTGGTCCTTCATGTGTGTCGCAAAATACCTCTGATACCCAATTTTTTTCACGACCATACTCATACCAAGATTGAACATCTAAAAAATCTATAGCCATTTACTTAACTCCTCAATCATTTGATGTTTAGGTTTTGCGCCAAGTATTTTTTTAACCTCTTTACCATTTTCAAATATAATTGTTGTTGGAACTGAGGTTATGTTGTATTTTGAAGCCTGTATTGGATTTTGATCTACATCTATTTTGGCAATCCAAATATTATTTTCTTTAGAAATTTCCTCTAAAATAGGAGAAAACATTTTACATGGCCTACACCATGTTGCCCAAAAATCAACAACTAAAACATTATGAAGAGTTAATATTTTATCAAAATTTTCGTCATTTATTTCTAGCATTATTTGTCTTTTAGTTCCTCTGCTGCTGCATTAAATTTATTCATAAATGTTTGAACTACCCAAAATGTTGTTTCTCCAGCATTTATAGACATAGCCTTAGAAGATTCTTCTGTTCTGTCTTCTATTGCAAGGGCGTTGTACCATTTCTGGTACAACTCCTCACCGATTTCTTTAATTATTTCTTCTAGCACTGTCATGTTAGCCATTTATTTTTTTAGCCCACTCCAATTTAATTGCAGCCAGTTTATCTGCAGCCAGTTTAACTTCAGCTTGGTATCTTGCTTCCGCCTCTGAAATTGCTTTGTTAGCCTCAATTGTAAGAGCAGCCTTTGCTTCGGCAGCCAATTGCTCTGCAGTTTTAGTTACTGGAGCGACTGGTTTTGTTACTATTGGAG